CCTTAGACGAGGCTCAGATACAAAATTATATTGTCGGGCCGACAGACCCGCCAGAACCTATACCGGACGAGCCAAGCGGCGGGGGGCCGATGATGGTCGAATGTCCAGAGTGTGGGCACAATTTTGATGCAAAGGGAGCGGCGGCAGAATGAAACACAGAGCTTATGCGTATAACGCAGAAAAATTAAAATCGGACGGCGTACCGGACCCGCTTGACGCTTGGCTTGAAGAACCGGTTATAATCTATCTCGATTGTTTGCCGGTCATAGAACACGATAGTCGGGCTGTAATCCTATGCCTACGCGAACCGGACGAAATCTACAGCTATGTCGGCTACGCAGTTGCAAATTACCACAAATTCCGATACATACTATCCTACGACGAAAGAGTGCTCCAGAATTGCCCCAACGCCGTTATGATGGAATTCGGCACAACTTGGATTTACAGCTATGATAATGCGCGGGAAAAGATGTTTGGCGTTTCTACGGTTGTCGGGAATAAGGAAAAAACGGACGGCCATATCACAAGGCAAAAGCTGTGGATGAGGCGACATGATATGATAACGCCGACGATTTTCTATATGAGTGCCTACGGTGGCCCGGCGAATCCAGGCAGCTACCCGATATTGGGAAAGGAAACTGGCAAAAAGGCAGTTGTATTCGATTATCAGTATCATATTGCGGTCGAGAACGTAAGGCGAAACAATTACTTTACCGAAAAGCTGATCGATTGTTTCGTAACTCGAACCGTTCCGATATATTACGGCTGTCCGAATATAGGCGATTACTTTAACACCGATGGCATAATTATTGCTGAGAGCGTAAACGAGATTATAAGTAAAACGAACGCTTTGCAAATAAACGATTACGAAAAGAGGGCGGTTGCGATTGAGGAAAACTATCTGCGGTCGCAAAAGTGGATTATACCGCCGAACGATAGAATTGTAGAAAAGCTAAAGGAGCATATAAAATGAATGAAGAAAAACCAAAATCGAACGGCGTACCACATCCTATCGTTGAAGCGGAAACAAATATAAGCGATGTTAGTTCTTTGCCGGACTACAATTTTTCGCCAATACAACAGCAAGTATATGACGCTGTAATGTCTGGTAAGGCCGTTAGTATTCGATGGGGCTGGATGAGCGGCAAAACTTATGTATTTAATGCTGTACGAGAAGATTTGGCGATAATAAGGAAATTACTCAACGAATGTTTCCCGAACGAAGAAAAGAAACAATCGCAAGACTTTTGTCCGCCGATACCAAAATGTAAGCCACCGAGAGAGGAAAAGAATATCGAAATCCCCAAGTGGGAAGAAATATTGCAGGGCTGGAAAGAGTTATGCCAAGATAGAAAAAAGCAAATTAACGAACTTAGAATACAAGTTACTGGGCTTAAACTTGCAGAATTAGAAAATAGGCCGAAGCCGATTAAAGTTGAAATGATCGGGTGCGAAGCTGACGGTAATTGTAAAGTAGGCAATTACTCCCGCCAGCTTTATAGGAATATTTTCAAGTTCATAAACAAAGGGATTTGTTTACGAGTTATTGATATAGAAATCCTAACTGGCAATCGAGATAATAATTGTGCATTGATACTCTACGAAGAATTAAGCACGGACGCGACGAATGGCAAAGACGAAGAAAACTAAAAAGAAAACTACCGCCAAAAAGAAAATAGTAAAATCGAAATCGAAAACCAAAGCAAAAGCCAAAAAAAAGAAAGCTGTTATAAAGAGAGGCAAGGGTGGGCTATTTGTAAAGGGAACGAAAGGCGGCGGCAATAAAACAACTCTAACTACCGCTATCGCTATGCAATTAGCTCGAATGTGGCGGCACAAAATAGCAGATAATATCGCCTGCGATGTTATTGGGATTACATATCAACAACTCAGAAGATGGATTAACACAAATCAAGTCATTAGCGTAACTATGGGGAAAACAGATAAGGCCGGGAATACTACTTTTTTTACGGAGAGTATCGGATTACAAACGCTACGCGCGCGTGAACGAGGTACGCATTTGCTCGATTATATGGAAAAATATAAGACTGCTATCGACTCCGCACTTAGCAATGAACAGTACAAGGCTGCTCTCGGCGGCATGCAGTTTTTAATGGAGAAGCAATGGCCTAAAGTATTCGGCAAAGAACCCGGTGGCGAGGACGAGGACAAGCCGAAAGCCGTCCGGTTCCCGCTTGCTCCGCCGCCGAGTAAGGGAAAATCCAAGTCTAAGCCCCCAAAAAAATCTAAAAAATAACTCTTGCAATCCATTTTCGTTTATTTTACGGTGGTTTTATGGCGAAAGGATTCGACGATTGGCAATTATGATGGTTGAAGCTTGCACTATTGACGCGATACGGGAAGTGGAGCGGGGGATCGATAAGCTGGGTGCGGTTTGTGCAGTGCCGGAAATGGCAGAACGGCTTGCCGATATATCGCAATCTTTTCAAAAGCTCAAAAAACTCTTAACTGATTTGTATGCGTTGGATAAATGCGATAAATTATGTACCCACGAAATAAAATCCTGCCATTGTCCCAGAATGGCTCGTATGCCCGAACAAATAAAGCAAAGGTGGGACGAATTGACTAAAGACAAATCGGAAGAGCAGTAAAATGGGTTCCTTAAATATACCAGCTATAATTGATTACGGGGCGTTGAGGCTTGACGGCTCTAGGCCGATGACCGGCGACCTTAATATGGCCGCTAATGATATTTTGTTCGGCTACACCAATGATTATAAGATTGCCGAGACATCCTTAAATCATTTAGGTATTACTACAACGGGTGCAGACCAACAAATGAGGTTGCAGCTCTTTAACACAGGTGGAGATGGTGTCGAAACTGTTGCCCTCGACCTATACGGCTATGGTACTATTGATGATGTAACAAGTAGCCACAGGCTCATAACTTCTTGGAATCAGATTGCTGGGCGATATGAGATATACACACTTTGGGCCGATGATGGAATACCAACAAGAGAGCAAGACCTTGCCCTCTATACTTATAATGCTGCGGGTGCGGCGAATACAGACCAGCTTGTATTACCCCACACCGGCGGAGTATCTATTAGTGGTATATTGACTGTTGACAATCGATTAGATTGTTCCATTCTAAATTCTACCTCAGCCGAAATGGCTTTCTCAATGGGTGGAACTTCGCAATTAACATTGTCTGATGGTGCACTGGCTCCAACAACCGATTCTGATGTCGATTTAGGCACAACCGCGGCAAGGTTCAAAGACCTCTACATTGACTCTATCACCTGCACCGACGGGGCCACTTTTGACACCACAACGCTTGTGGTTAATGCAGCAACTCATGGGGTGGAGATGGGCGGTGTTGGTGGGCTAACTATAGGCGACACAGTTATAACTGACGGCGTTATCACAGACACTACAGGGTTATCTATTGTTGCCAATACAGCTATTACAGGTACACTAACAACAGGGAGAATTGATGCAACGGGAGATGCAACAGCAGTCTTTAGGGGTTATCAAAGTGCAGACAGTAAAGGATTTTATATTTACGGGTTTGATAATCGAGATGCTGATTTTTTCTCAGCATCAGTAGACCAATATGGACGAGGAGTTATTACAACTTCAAGAGACATGCTTTATACTGCTAATTCGGGGCTAATTGATTTTTTGGCTGGGGCAGCAGATATTAGAGTTAGACCAAATTATTATGGTGATGCGGGAGCAGGGAAGTTTTATGTTGGCGACCCATCTGGAGCAACGGTTTTTAGCGTTGACACTCTTGGAAATATGAGCGTGACCGGTATAGCTGCTCTTGGTGATGGCACTAACTACACTCAAATATCTGCAACAGGCAATATAACTCAGGCTGGCTCTGCAACCGCTACGCTTGGACGAACTGCGTTTGCCACAGCAACAATCCATCCAAGCGGTCAGACAGACGATATAGATGTTTCAGGTATCAATGTTTTATTTATTGATGCCGATGGAGCTAACCCTGCACTTATAAGCGGTTTTACCGGAGGAGTAGCTGGACAGGTATTATATGCGTCAATTATAGACCATACAAAAGACGTTACTATGCAACATCTGGAGGGTGCAAGTGTGCAGGATTTATATCTGCACGATAGTGCTGACGAAACATTAGACAATTTTGGTGGCTGGACTTTCACGTGCGATGGAACTAACTGGCACGATGTGAGTCATGCAAGACATGTATAGGAGCAAATTATGGCAGACGTAGAAATAACTTTAATAATACCAAGTGCAAAGGTAGAAGATTTCCGTGCCGGATTCTTAGCAATGTGCCCGAACAATGAGACGGTGCCAGACCCCGATTATATATTAGACCCCGAAAACCCTAATGATGTTATACCTGATGTCCCAAAATATACCGACAAACAATGGTTTAAGGTGTGGATTGTGAGGGACGTTAAAAGGGCGTACATACTTGGCAAAGAACTACTGGGAGCACAAGCCACAATAATTGATAACGATGTAATACAATAACGTAAAGGACGGGACTATGAGTGAAAAAGAAAACGAGTTAAAGCAAAAAGGGTTTGAGTTGTTTGTAACAAAGGAAAAGTTGCAGAACGCACTTGCTCAAACAAACGGCGAACTTCAAAAAACGCTAAACGAATTGGCTGTTATCGAGCAGGAAAAGATTGCCGATAAGAAAAAGGCGGACGAGAAAAAGAAAAAGGATAAGAAGTAATGGCACACGAAGGCTCATTCGGTGGCGAACGAGGGGCAACGGATTATTGGTCCTCTATTACAAAGAACGATAGCGGCACGATAAAAGTGTACGATGCCGTTGCTGGTGGTAATACATTCGTTGTGTGGAATACCGCAGATCAGGACGATTACGATATTGCGGCAACCGAGGCTTCACCGGGTGAATTTACCTTTACATTCCCATCTGATATATCTGCCGGAGATTATATCGTTAATGTTCGGAAAGGCAGTAAGGCGGACGCGGACGAAACGGCGGTAATAACTCATCGCGAAAGTGTTCATTGGGACGGCACGAAAATATTACCTTCTATTGCTGGCGAAGTTGATAACGACGGCACATCAATATCGATGGCCGGAGCGTTCAAGTTGATGCTATCCGCATTGACAGGTAAAGTTACCGGTGGCGGTACGGCTACAATATCATTCAGGAATATAGCGGACGATAAAGATAGAATCATTGCGACGGTTACCAAGGATGGTAATAGAACTGCGATCGATACGAGGGACGCAACATAATGAGCGGGATTAACGGATATTGGCCTACGCGATATTGGCCCGTAACCGATTATTATTATTGGCCTACCGATTACTGGCCTGACGAGGTTTTATTAACAGAGCTTTGCGATATAATTACAAGTATCGGGCCTGTAATAACAGGAATTGTATCGAATGCAACAAAACTCAGTATTGTCGAAGATGATTACGGCGAAGGAAAATTCGGAATTAGCAGCACGCCGTTGATTTTGGGAATCACAACTCTTGACGCTAAAATAAGTGCGGAAGTTAGCAGTACGCCTTCAATTTTAGGCATTACAAACCTTGATGTTAAACTTAGTGCGGAAGTTAGCGGCACGCTGTTGATTTCAGGAGTTACGACCCTTGATGTTAAACTTGTTCTTATCGAAGATAATTATGGCGAAGCGGAATTTGGGATTAGTAGTACACCGTTAATCTTAGGAATTATAATACTTGATGCAAAGATAAAACCTATCGAAGATAATATAGGCGAAAAAGAATTTGGAATTTCAAATCAACCTGCGATAGATGGCGTAGTATTTACGCCAGAATGTATAAATTAAAATACTTTGTAAAATGGAGTAAAACAAAATGGCTACTGAACAATTTTTCATAGATTCCGATAATCTGATAAAGCTGACCGGCTTAACAGATCAATCCGATGATAGCTATGTAAATAGTGCAACTGTTACGATGTCGCTTTATAAAAATTTTCCGGTAGCGAATGAAAAACAAACGCTTACCTTATTAAATGCTGTTAGCGGAACTTTTGTACTCGCCCTCGACGAATATATTACAGATAATATATCATTCTCCGCTTCGGCTCAACAGATTATTACCGCTATGATTGCGGCGAACCCGAATATATCGGCTGGCGATCTGGTTGCAAGTAGTGTCAATAGAGATTTAGATTCCGCACAGGCCGGTAATGCGATTAGTTTTTCTTTTCAATCCGCACAAGCTTCTTTAGCTCAAAATTTAATGACGGTTAATACCGCAAATATATCGCCCGATTCGGCCTCTGGAGCGGTGGTACAAGATACGGAGGGGAAAGGCGATGTACTCGATGATGCTAATGGTATAGTTCTCGACTACACCGCCGCAAGCGATGGAGATTACAGCGGCGTTATTCCCGATACAGTTAAAATGACCGAGGGGGAATATTATTTTTTGGTCGTCATAGCGACATCTGGATCGAGTACGCTTAAATCGGTAAAGCGTTGGCCTGCTACTTTTCACGGCAAAGAAAGGACAGTATAAAATGACGGCAAAATGCGAAGAACATTCAGGCTGTATGGAAGCAATATCAACTCTTAAAGAAAACGATAAGGAACAGTGGACGGCGATAAATCAGATTAAAAACCGTCCGCCAGTATGGATTACCATAGTATATACAATATCTACTGGTGTATTCATGCTCGTTATCGGTATGCTGTCAGGTTACTTAAAAGCAAAAGGCGGTTAATTTGCCAGTATTAGAATTTCAATCCGAACAGGCTGTCAGAGCTTACCCCGGCGGACAAAAAGAATTCGCCGAGGATTGGAAGCATTTTATGATTGCGCTCGAGGGCGGATGGATGAGCGGTAAAAGTTGGTGCGGGGCAAATAAATTAGTTACACTTCACGAGTACAATGCGTTTGATACAATTGGCGATCCAACTTATGTGCCGAGCTTATGCGTTGCTCCGACGTACGGAAACGCTACCGACTTTTGCTTACCGCACTTATTCGATTCACTTGACGCGGCAAACTTAAAATATTATTATCGTCAAACCGGGTCAATCTCAGGCGGTCGAATGTCCGCACCCGCGATAGTCATTCCAGAATTAGGAACAAGAAAAAGACCCAGTTTAATTTTAGTACGAACAGCAGACGTACCGAAAAGAATTACGGGCTTTGAGGTCGGGGCGGCGTGGGGCGATGAAGCGGCAAGATGGAAATCAGATAGACTTAATCCTATGAACGACCCTTTTATACAGATAACAGGTAGGGTACGGCATCCATTAAGAGAAGAATTGGGACTTATTTTACAGATAATGTTTACCTATACGAACGAGGGCGATGCGACTAAAGTTTACGATCTAATGCACGCTGGGGATTCTACACGTAAATTATACCGGGCGAGAACGCAGGATAATCCGCAGGCGATGGATTTTTATCAAAGACAATTAGGCAATCTGTCGAAAGAACTTGTCGAACAATATCTCGAAGGGAAAGCCGCCAGTTTGCGGGGGGGTAAGGTTTACCCTGAATTCGATCCGATGCTGCACGTTGACGAACGAATTACTTTAAGGCGTGAATTACCATTACAGATTATGCTTGACTTTAATATAATGCCCGGTATGCACTTGGAAGTCGGTCAGCATCACGGCGATATAGATTTATTAACGGTAACGCATGAAATACATGGGCCTCGTATGAGCGTTTCGCAAGCTGTTGATGCTTTTGCCGATTTGGTTAAGAATGAATTAAAATGGAATTTCGAGCAAACTGGCCCATTACATATTTTTGGCGATGCGACCGGGGCAAGCGAATGGGCGGGTACTGGCGATAGTTGTTACGAAATTTTACAAAATAAGTTGCAAATGCACGAGATACCGTTTAGAATGAGAGTACCATCGTCGAACCCGCGAGTTATCGACCGGGTAAATGCTTTTAATTGTGCTTTACTCGATGTCGATGGCGGGGTACATTGGAAATGTCATCCGCGATGCGAACGGCTAAAAGAAGATTTACGGGTTTTATCGCGTAATGAATTCGGCGAAATCGATACTGTCGAACGAAAACTATCGCATGCGTCGGACGCGGAAGGATATAGGATTTGGTTCGTCAGGCCGATAAGAGTACAAGGCGGCGAACTTGGCGGTAGAGTTGGTTTTGGAAATTAGAAAGGAGCGTATTATGAAATCAGTATTGGCTAAGATATTGAAAGTAATGCCGAGCACCCGCGAATGGGGCAAGGGCAAAGTACGCAATACAATCAAAAGCGAGGCGAATAGGACGGTTGAGAAATTTGACAAGCAGCTTGCGGATTTGCAGGAACAGACAGAAATGTTATTCGGCAAAGACCCGCCCGAAATTAAGCCATCGTTTGCGTCGCATGGTGGTATTATTTATATTGATATGCCACTGGATTCAAACGGCGTTGTTATCGAAACAGACGATAAGGTGGATTACACAATGGAAAGCGCACAAGCCAAAGCTATCAACAGGGCAATAGCGAAAACCGGGGGCAATATATCACAGGCAGCGAGATTGCTTGGCATAGAAAGAGGCACGATTTATAATCAAATAAAAGCCGAAAACAATAAAAAGAAAATAGCATAAACAAAAGGAGCAAAAGACCGAAATGGAAAATCAAATAAATTTAGTAGAAACAAATGAACAGGAGCAAACGGCAAAAGCCGCCGAACTTCGTAAACAGGCGCAGCAACTTTTGAATCTGGCAAATGTTACTGAATCATGTAAAGTCGTAAGTGCGGACGATCAGAGAATTATTAACCAGATAAAAGATATAAGTAAAAAGATTCCATCTGATACAGCAGGAATAATTCCACAACATCACAAATTACCTATGCCGATTATCCCGATAGGTCAAAAGCCCGGCCTTGATTATCAGCATCATGGGGAAGTTGTGCCGATTATCCCGATAGATGTAGATCCGTCCGAAATAAATATCCCCCACCTCGGTACTGGTCGTGGTTCTCAAAAAGTAACCCCGTTATTTAACGATAGACATACGGCCGGATTTTCTAATGACGAAAAAAGGGACTGCTCGAAGTGTGCGAAGTGGGGGAAAAATCATTGTCTCGCCAAAACACCCGCACCGCGAAAATTAGACGGCAGCTGCGAATATTACTTGGAACTGGAAGAATTACGAAAGCCGAGATTTTTGGTACATGTTTATTGCCCGATCTGTCATAACTTTTTAAGTAAAATCGAAATATCAGAACATTTGAAGTGTGCAAGATGTTACAATTGCGGCGTTGATATAGCCGCTCATTGGCTTAGTCGAAATACTATTATAGAGGATTTGGAAAATGGCGAAAAAAACTCCAACAAAAAAATCGAGCAAATCCGTTCCGAAAGCTCCGAAGCAAACAGAATCGACTAAAAAGCAGGCCGAGGAAACGCCGGGTCAGGGTATGATCGGCGGGGTTTACGGTGTTGCTAATGCGATAGCAAGCTATAATACTATGCAACGCGGTACATATAAAACCTATCGGCTTATGCGTACCAACCCGACTATTGCTCTGGCAAGGGCAATCGCTCATGGGCCTATTCGTTCAGCGTCGTATAGTGTCGAGGGCGACGATGGCGTGCCGGACGATACGGTTGCTTTTATCAAGACAGAGATAGAGGTTCATTGGGACGAACTGATTAGAAATCTTCTATTTGCTCTTGATTACGGGTGGACTCCGTTTGAAAAAGTCTGGAAGATAAACGAGGATGGTAAATTTGTCTATCGTAAATTGAAACCGCTGTTAGTCGATAAGACAATGATACGCTCCGACAAAAAAACAGGCGGATTCGAGGGATTAAAAAACGATACGGTGGAAGTACGAAAAGAAAATTCCTACGTCTTTACCTACGACAGCGAGGCCGGTAATTTGTATGGTCGAAGTCGGCATGAGAATATAAGGCTTACTGCGTGGAATCAGTGGGACACAATTTCAGGGCGTGCCGGTCAATATGCTTCTAAGATTGCTGGTATTATCCCGCTTATCGAATATCCGCTCGGAAAATCAGAGGGAATAGATGGCGAGGAAATTGATAATTTTACGCTTGCAAAAAGTGTACTAACCAATTTAGGCAAAGGTAATGGCGTTGCTATGCCAAACGTATTCGCTAAACATGCTGGCGATCTGTCGAGGTCTGGCGTAGATTTATCGAAACTTAAAGCATGGCAAATCAGCTTTCTCGAATCAAAAGGTTCGCACGGCAAAGATTTTAACGATACTTTGAGACACCGCGAAAGTTTGATAATGCGTGGCTGGCTTGTACCGGAGCGGGTCGCGACAGAGGGACAGAGCGGAACTAAAGCAGAATCGCAGACACAAGGCGAATGGGCTATGCTGATAAGCGATGCACTTTTTAAGGATATTGTTAATTCGATAAACTGGTTTATAGTCAATCCGTTATTGCTGTATAATTATGGGCCTCAGTTCGAGAATAAGGTTCAGATCGTACCGACAGGCATTTCCGGCTGGTTGCGGGACTTTTATCAGAAGATTATCGAAAAGGTTTTAACAGCGCCGAGCAATGCCGATCTGTTTATGAGTTGGGTAGATGTGGATAGTTTGCTTGATGCGGTTAAGATACCAAAGACGAAAGATACTATTGTGATACCGGAAAATCGGGACACCGAGGACAATAAAGGAAAAGACGAATCGGAATTAGCGAAAAAGGCTAATAGTATTATGAAAAAAGCGGTTGCTAAACTTTAACATATTATGCCTATCGACAAACGAATCCAAACTTTCGTACGCGAAAAGAACAAACTTTTCCGTATAGGAAAACGCGGGGCTAAAACGATAGCGAATAAAGCCCGCATCGCTTTTATAAAATCTTATACGCAAGCAGGGGGCGTGCCGAGTGCGATTAACGATGCGATTTGGGAATTATCGCAGACAGCAGAGCTATTAACGGAGGGCGGCGTATCTTCTCACTTATACGGTCGAAACAGAGCGATACAAACCGCAAAAGGGCATATTCAATTTACCGCACTTGGGCCGTACACCGACGCTCAGGACTTTATGCAGGAGCGGTTAAGGATTCCCGATAGCAGACTTGTTGCCCTGCGTGCGAAGTACGGACAATATGCGGTAGATGTAACGGCTGGCATGACGGAGCATACCGAAAAGATTTTAGTACAAGCGGCGGCGGAAGTAACTGAACGAGGTATGCACGTTCGAGAAGGTGTATCTCATTTTCGCAAAGCGTTCGACAAAGCTGGCATATCCTCACAAAGCCCATTCTTATTAGAAACACTTGTACGAAATCAAATTGCCATCGCCTATGGTGCGGGCAGATGGAATGCAAACGCAGACCCATTGACGCAAAGTTTTTTATGGGGATATGATTATATTACAGTTGGCGATGACCGGGTTAGAGATTCGCACGAAGCCCTTGACGGTGTATCGCTGCCAAAAGACGATCCGGCGTGGGGCGAAATCTGGCCTCCTAATGGTCATCGGTGCCGTTGCGATGTAATCGAGGTATGGCGGGACGAAAAACATAAGGTAAAAGAAGTGCCGCCAGCAAAAGAAATTGACGGCAAAACCATCGTTCCCGGTGCCGATGAGGGGTGGAAAGTGAATACAGGTGTTATTTTCCAAGATAATTTGGGTTCAATAATTTAATTTTTTTTTCAAAAAAAGTTTTGCAATCTATTTTTGTACCTGTTACGGTAAAAATTGAAAGGGATTTCAGATGCCAGCGATTAAGGGAAAAATTACGGCAGAAAAGGCGATTGTGGGCTTTGAAGGGCATTTACCGATTGCTCGTGGTGGTCGTGTAACATTACTCAATTCTGATGTTACAATCCAGCGTTTCAAAAAAGATATGATTTCGGTTGGCGTTTACACTCATCCAATTTGGGAATGGACGATGGACGTTACCGAGGAGCGACTTTACAGATGGGCGGCGGCTTTCGAGGCTATGCAAACGAACGGCGTTGATGTCGAAGTGCCGGTCGATCATAACTTTGGGGCCGAGAGTAATCTTGGCTATGTCGTCGAAATGTTTGTTGCTCCGAACGCGGACGGAATACCAACTTTGTACGGCATACACGAAATACGGGGCGAGGATAATATAAAAGTAATCGAAGCGAACAAAAATGTCAGTGTTGCTATCGAAAAAGATTTTGTAGATGGCAAGGGTAACCATTACGGCGAAGCGATAGTTCACAGCAGCGTTGTTCAACAGCCGGTCGTACCCGGTCAGGACGAGTTTGAAAAAATCGCGGCTTCTGCAAAAGGCCCACAACAAAATGTACCTGTTTTAACTTTGTCTATTGAAAAGAAAGGGAAAAATATGAACGAAGAAATGTTAGCAAAACTTAAAGAAGTGCTCGGAGCGGGCGACGACCTGACGGAAGAAAATGCTTTGAGCCGTATTACCGAGAGGATCGAAACTCTTAATACTGCAAAATCTGATGTCGATAAGGAACTGCTGAATATCAAAGCAGAACTCGAAAAGCTAAAAGCCGGTGGTCAGAAAAAGGTAGCTTCTGTGATCGACCCTAATCTCGCCGAGCAAATGGGCGTTACTGCCGAACAGCAGTTATCGCTATTAGTCGATGGTGGCAATATATCGCCAGCAACGCAAAAGGCTCTGAGTGAAATTCTTATCGGCAAAAAAACTACTCGCAATTTGAGTATGTTATCGGTCGGCGACGGCGGTAAAGATTCTATATTCTCGCAGGTTATCGAGGCTTTGAAGTTAAACAAAGCGATTGAGATGAAAGAAAGAACGGGAATACAGACGTTCGGCAGAGTAATACCGGATGACGAAAACGACGATGCCAACGCGCCGGACAAAGAATCTGCCGAGGTAATGCTTAGTGCGGCAAAGGAACAAATACCCGGCCCGCCAGCCAGTAAGTAAAACGCGAAAGACAACAGGGGAAAAATTCGTAAATAAAATAAGATACTTTTTCTTTTTTGAGAGGAAATAAAAATGACTGATAGAAGTGAAAATCTCATACCGCAAATTGGAGCGGCGAATTCCGCAACTCCGCGTATTGTGTTGAAAACGATGGCGGGTGTTCAAATGTACCCCGGTGGAAAGATTATCGACGGTTCACTTAGCCGCGACCCCGGCAATACCGGCGATGTCGATGTGCTTCGTGCTGGCGTTTTGATGGGTAAAGTTACCACTGGCGGCAAATACGCTCCGTCGATTATTGGGCCAACCACATCGGCATGGACTGCCGCTGAAACTCGTATTAAGGTCGGTACGGGAGCGGCAACGGAAGTATCAAGGCGTATAGGTTCGAGCGGTACATTCAAAATTTGTGGCCCGCCAGCAGCGGCGGGCACTGTCGATACAAGTGCTGTTACATTTTCCGCTGTCGATACATCGACCGGGTATATTACTGTAACGGCTCTCGGCACGACATTTATCACCGGTTCATTCATCCAGCCAGATGACGGTTCGGAAACACCAAAGACATTCATAATGGAAGAAACCGGAGTTAAAGTTACAAGTGAGGATAGTGCAAACGCGAATATCCAATTCAGGCTTATGCCTATTGCCGGTATTCTTGACGCAAGCCAGCTTATCGACTGGCCTACCGATACCAGCCTGATCGCTCAAATCAAAACATGGTTACGAACCGATTCGCTTGGCTTCGTTTTTGACGATGATATGTAATCGCTTGTGGTAACGCGATTAGAAGTTAAATGTTAATTTAAGAGAAATGTTTTTCTTTTGAGAGGAAATAAAAATGGCAAAAACAGTAGAACAAATACTACACCATAAGAATATTATGGGCGTTATCGAGGCGATAAAAGGCGGCGTTCCGAGCGATATAATCCCCGCGAGAATGTTGCAACCGACGAAAAGGATTATGGGAGCAAAAGGAACATACACGAAAGTTACCTCGACACGCAAAGTCGCAAGGTCTGTCATGTATGGTGCTCCATCGACGCTGAGAACGACGGAAGGCATCGCGGAAATGTCGGTTAATCTCATTCACAGTTTCGAGCATTTCAACCACGACCCGAATCTTATACCATTGCTTTTATCGCTTAACGGTGGCGAACAAAGGCTTGGTACGGAACTGGTTGCAAATAAGGCTGCGAACTTTATCCAGCTATTTACGAATCTGAGACTTGCCGCGTGGTATAGTGCCTTATCAAAAGGTTTTATCTACTTCGATACGAATGGCAATATGCTCGTGAACGAAACAGGTGCGGTAAATCAGATCGACTTCGCTATTCCTGCTGGTAATCGTAATCAACTCGATGTTGCTGGCAACGGCGCAATTATTACCGCAACTTGGGCGACGGCGGGTACAGATATTACGGTACAAATGAACGCTCTTAATAAACAGTCGGCGGCATTTACTGGTTATATGCCAAAAACCTGTTATTACGGGGCGAATGTTCCGGGCTATCTTGCCAGAAATACAACTATGTTGGAATATTTGAAGCTGAATCCGGGTTCTAATGAAGCTGTTCGCAACGGCGGAATCCCGAACGGGTTCTTAGAAAAAACGTGGGTAAATGCTTCACACGCATTTTATCAGGATGACAGCGGTAATACGCAATTCTTCTGGGGCGACGATACGGTTGTATTTACGCCCGATGTCTCCGATCTCGGCTGGTGGGGTATGCTCGAAGGAAGTTACGCGATACCAACCAATGTCGGTCAATTACCGGCTGATGCGTCTGCGGCTTTTAAATCTTTGCTTTCCGTATTTGGATTGTTCGGATATGCCAAAGTAACCGATGATCCGGTTACTGTTCGACAGTACGCGGGCGATACGATGTTGCCGTTTATCGCCGTCCCGAACGCGGTATTTATCGCAGAAGTCGCGGGATTTTAATTGACTCTAACGCTTGATGGTTTTTTCATAGTTTCACGCTCCTTACGGGGTGGGGAGGGAGTTTAAGGAATTTTAATAACGGATAGACCAAAATGTAATATAAAAGGTTGTGATAATATGGCAAGGTTACGTCGCTACAAAAAGAATGGTATGGCGGAATGTCATCCTTATGTCCTAATTGCCACCGGGAATTACATAAAAATTTATTGAATGTTAAAATTGCTTAAAGCTCCCCTACCCGCCCCGTAATATTATAAGAGGAATTGATTATGTCGGTTACAATAACAGATTATAGACCATCTATTTTGATTACTCGTAACAGCGTTCGTCAAAGCGTCCCGGTTACAACTTGGGATGCGGTATATTCTGATATAACTCTCGCTGATGGCGGTACAACGGAAGTACAGGACGATTCGCTTACGCAGTACGGGGTTGTTACTCGAATTTCCGTTACCATAGCTGAGAATACGAATAGCAAAGGCGTTACGATTACGATAGATGATAAGAACGGGAAAGAAATTTTCAACAGCGGTATTTTAGCTCACAACGCGACTCATCTTCTCGCGGTCGATATTACTCTTGTCGGTAAGATAACGCTTGGGGCGGTCGCAGAGGCAGACCCCGGCGAAGATTTCCTCGTTGGCGTAATACTTACGGGCGAGGGCTAATCGTATGCGTCGAGTACACAGACGAAATAGAGTGCCATCGGATTCTTCGGTCAAACTTGACATACGGTTTGACAGCGGTTTTATGTCCGGCGTAGATGTGCAGGATAGAAGTCAGAGTGGCAATCACAGTTCAGCAAAAGGTACGGTAGGAACGCCCGTTCCTGTATATCCCGGCTTTAATTTTGTCGCGACAAGTTTGCAGTATATCGATATTGGTGCGAGCTATAACGCAGTCAATACGGTTTTACTGTGGGTTAAGCCAGACGATGTGTCCGGACTCGATTTTATAATTGACCTGAATGGAACGGATTATTTGTTAATCAATAGTGGCACGGTTTTTAAAAATGGCTTTGCTGGCGGAACCGCAGTTTTGTATGTTGATGGTGTGGCAGGGACTACTGTTACCGCTAACTGGCACATGGTAGCCATTACCGATACTGTTGGTAAGGACGCGAGTGATTTAGATATAGGGCGGATTGAAGCGGGGGAGTATTTAGATGGCCGTATCGGTGGGGTGATGTTGTTTTCAAGAGTGCTTACTCCAGCAGAGATGCGGGACATTTATAACGTAACTAAATTCAAGTATCAGATGTGTGGCCATAATCGGCTTAATAAAATCTAATGAGGTTGAATAGTGGGAACTTACATAGGCCAAACTGATGTCGAAAATGTTTTCGGCGAAGATAATGTCGAGACTTGGAGCGATATGGATGCGTCCGGCTCGACCGATACGACAAGGGTTGCAAAAGGAATATCTGTTGCGGAAGATGATATACAAAATAGATTTCGCGGTGGCGATTACGCAATTCCGTTTTCGACAGCGACCGAAGTATTAAAAGATTTTATGGCAAAACTTGCCGGTCTTTGGCTGTACGAAAACAGACCGAAACATTCAAGCGACGATAACAATGAGTATTATTCAAAAATGAAAGAACAGGTCGATATGGATATTGAATCTTATACGTCCGGCCAACGCAGATTGAATATAACTCGTAGCGAAACCGATACGCCTCGTGCGCCTATTGTGGTAATGTAATGGCTCGAAAATCCGGTATAAATATGTCGAAAGTTCGTCGCTTTACTCGAACTATTGGCGGCAGGAATTTGCGAGCGATGCGACCGACTTTTGAACTATGGGGCAAACGCTATTTATCGGAAACGAAAAAAGAATTTGTTAAAAATTCAAAAGGCAGTGGAGAATGGAAACCATTAAAACCGGCGACGATAGCGGCGAGACGAAAAGGGAAAAGTAGTCGGCGGCGAAATTCTACGAGAGGAATGGGTTCGAGCGGCGGCAGGGTAATGATTTTAAGAGATACAGGAATTTTATTTAAGGCTTTGACTATCGGGCAACCGGGTAATTTATACAGGCTCTTGCGAAAAGGAATACGAGTCGGATTTGGTGGCCCGTCAAAACATCCGGACGGCAAAGCGACTATTGCGGATATTGCAAAGTTTCATAATGCCGGCAAGGGTAATAATCCGAAACGACAGATATTGCATAAGCCGAGCAGGTCGTTAATAGCTTTTCAGCGAATGACTTTGGCGAAATCGATCGACAGAATTGGTAATCGAACATAACAGGTAAATATTATGGCGACAGTTGATAATCCATTTAAGCCCGTACACGATGCGATTTGGGCGGTATTCGAGGCGAATACTGCCCTTAAAGCACTTGTGAAGCTTGGCAATAGAATAAAGCTGGATGGTAAAAATGTC